ATCCCCAATTCATTGAAGCCCATAAAGTTGGAGTAGTCGAGTTCTGGAAGTCCGATGAGGCTAGGAGCTCCCCTAACGAGAGTGTGGTAAAGACGATCCGTGTGGTTCGATCGTGTGATATCGGTAGTGCCAAGATCCCAGAGGATGTTCTGAGCCAGACTTCTGTCCGCATCTAATTGACCTTCATATTCTAGGTGCGTTCCCTTTGCCCACTTGGACTGTGACTGCATGTCTAGTTCATCGCCTGTGTTTAGAACTAAATCGAACTTCTCGCGCTTTACTAACTTGATGAGATTCTTAACCGCTTGCTCGTGATGGTAAGGAATCTGAAGATCTGATATCACTAGATATCGTTTCTTAATCATCGTCCTCATCTTCGTAATCACCGAACCGTTCTGGCTCGATTGGATCAGGCAAGATCCATGCAGGGTAGGCTGATCGCTCTATGATAATTCCAAGGATCGTTTCTTCATCAAAGCCTGCTCGCTTTAGAGACTGAGCAAACTCATACATACCAATGCAGTAAGCATCGAGAGCAGAATAATCTTGCTCTACTAGCTGCTGAGTTGCTTTTCTTGCCATGAGAAAATTATCGGTCTAGAAGTAGGTTATAGATCTCATCAACACGCCCATTCAGTCTTTTAATTTCAGACAATAAGTGTGTTATGACAAAGCCTGATAGACCACCTAGCACTGCAAGGGTTGCCATGTAAAGAGCAAAGAAGTCGCTTTGTGTCACTTTTTAATGCCCATAGCAGGATCGTTAGCATTGAGGTATCTCAATACTGGAGGCAAGATAGAAGCCACGCCTGCTGCAATAAGAGCTTTAGGATCTGAGACCCCAGCTGCTGCCATTGAGATAACTGCTACTAAGAAGGCTCTAGCCCAAGAACCTGCTGCTGTCTTTAGTTCATTCATTACTGGCTCCTAACATAGGTACTTGAAAAAAAGCCCCAGCATCGTCAGCTTCTTTCGCAAACGAGATGTGGCAGTGGTGGTTATGTTTGTTTGAGCCCTCGTATGGACGCCATGCCCAAGCCTTCTTGGCTGAGGCGATACGACCATCAAAGATAATGTAGGTAATTCTGTTTTCTTTTTTAGACTTGCATAAGAGACGAATCTGATCTGCAATATCTGGCATGAGGTCTGGCTTGCTCCGACCACTGACATCACGATCAACATCGATGGCACGAACCCAGCCATTAGCATCGGGATTATGATCGCTAGGGCGAGTTGCGTGTCGGGTATCACCGATCCAGCCATCCGATGTGCGGTCACGACTTGGGAATGAATCATCGAACTGTTCCCGAAGTTGTTGAGCAGCCTTACTTAGTCTTGGCTTCATCGATTACAATCGGTGTGGATTGTTCCGCTTGTCGGCGGTCGTATTCTGACTTAAGCATTGAAAGCGTTGTGCCATCATCATTAGTAATAAACACAACTTCGTTGCCTTTGCTATCTTCCAAAATTTCTAATGTCATAGTTCCGCACTCCATCCAATATAGGCTGCCACGCTTGAAGAAACACTCATTCTGTAAATTGTGCCAAGCACATACGCAGCGGATTTTACAACCGCGATTGCACCTGAATCCGAACTTGAATAATTTGTGTCAATCGTAATTGAAGTTAATGAAGAAACGCCTGTGTTTGCATAATCAAGTTGAAAATTGCTTACAGAGGAAGTGTCAATCGCTGAAGGTTTAGTTCGCATTGTAACTGGGAATTGACATTGAACATTTACATTGCTGGTTGTATTTGCAAAGCCCATTCCAAAAGTTGGAAAAGTTGAAGCACCATTAGCGTTGATACGATAGTAATAACGCTGGCAAGCGGCTAATTCTCCTTGGATTGTTCCGCCCGTACGAGTGAAAGAAGTTGCGACACTGCCCAATTCTAACTGGACACCAGTCACGCCAAGCCAGTTGGTGTTAGTTAAACCCAAAGCAATAACTAAAACTCTCAAACTTTTGGTGGTGGAAGGTATCGCAAAAACCGCTGATGCTTTGGCTAATGTCGATGTTGTCGCAGAAGTTCCACCGCTTGTTGGTGTGATTGCTGTCCATGAACCAGAATTAACAGCAGTGTCAGTGGCAGTTGTGTAATCTACTCGAAGTGTCACATTCTGACTATTGGAAGTGCCTACGAAGGCAGACAGCGTGACTGTCTTGCCTGCGTACTGTTCAGCGTTTAATGTCTCAATCGCTTGTACATAATAAACATCACCAGTAGATCCAGCAGTTAATTTAGCAGCGTAGGTAAAATCAGCAGGCGCGATTGCTGTGTCTTGTGTGATTGTTAAAGTGCCTGTGCGGTCAATGTACCAGCGGTCTGCTGTATAAACACCATTAAGAGTAAAAGAAGTGCCACGTTGCCAAACATCAAAACCGCCATTTATTACTGCGTTTTTGCCAGCCGCTTGTGAACCTTGATAACGCAATCCTGTCGATGTTGCACTATCTGCTACTAGCACTTCGCCATTGTTGCCAACTGCCAAGCGCGCTGGTGTGTCATTTGCACTTGCTGCAACAATGTCGCCTTTCGCGTCCACTATAGACTTAGGAGTCATTGTGCCCATTGTCGTATCAATGGCGTTGCCAAGGGTACGAATGGCTAGTGCGCCATTTTTTACAAGATCGGTGTTATCTGGTTCAGCCCAGCCATATATCGGTGAGGTTGCCATTTAGTTTAGTGCTCCTGTCGCGTTGTTCCAGATAAGTGTAGCATTTGTAGTTGCCCAGTCTATTGTGCTAGGGATAACGGTATCCCATTGTGTCGTTGATAATGAGAACTCTGTAGCTGAGATGTAAAGGGTTAGATCGACAAAGGTAGGTGTTGCTCGCAATGCCACATTCTCGACAAAGCCCTCGAAGGTTCCTCCGAGAAGGTTGCTAGGTAGATTATTGATTAGCACAGGCATACCAAAGAACACTGCAATCAGGCTGTTAAGCATGGCTGTTGGCATGTCTGGATTGTCTAGTCTGAAAGTAATGGCTCCCAGTGATCCCTTAGGCACTTGGCGAAGTCTTAACTCTCTAGTAGCGATATCAGTAATATCAGCCAAGTTCTTAATGTTTGACTCAGCCGACTTCTCAAAGAGCCCATACGAGGCTATAGAGTCCGCGCTAGAGGTGCTGTATGTTGAGCCGTAACCTGTTGAGTATTTGTAGATAAGGCTGTTACGCAATCTGCCAATCTGCGTAGTGGACTGGATAGAACTAGGCGATGCGAAAGAGCCATCTAAGAATGTGTAGCCGTTAGCAGCAAGATAGTTAGATCTGTGATCCGCATCGTCATAATTGACAAAACCATCCTTGCCTTCACTGACTTGACCCAGTGCGCTGTTAGCAATCTGATCAACAAGGGTTTGAGACTTAGCCGTTGCGTTAGCAGCTAGTGCAATCATTGTGTAGAAGCCTGTGTCCACTGTGCCAAGGTAAGTCTCGGCATATTCCCAAGTGGTAGTAGGGGTGTAGGTTGCCCATGTATCTGTCGGGGTTACTTCATCCCATGAGAACTGTAGATCCTCGCCAAGGATTGCACCGATCTGTGCGCCATCCAAGCCTTCTGCAATGGCTGTGTTATATACCGCCTTGGTAAGTTTAGATAATGCACCTACTCCAAGGATTGTGCCATAGGTGATAAAGCCTGATTCTTCTGGAGATCTTACTCCTACATTGAAGTCTGATACTTCTCCAGCAAAGACTGTGACATAAGTGCCAGAGCCATTTTTTAGTTCAAGGCTAACTGTCTCTGTGACATTGATAGTAAAGGCTGAGCCAGTGGTGTTGATTATTTCTACTTGGCAGTAACTTGCAGTCGGTTGGCGATCAATATCTAAACGACCAGATGCAAAGGAAACAGAGGTAACAGTCGTATAGACATCATCACCTACTGTAACTCGCCATTCTGGATACCAAGTCATTAACTAGCTCGCAAAGTTCCACGATCGACTGCTTCACGAACGACCTCAGTAATAGCCTCAGCAATAGCGTTAGGGTCTCCAATGCCTGTATTGACTGTGATGTTTACTGTGCCGTTATTCTTTTCTGCTCCGGGGAAACCACTAGAAGCATAAGCACCTGCACTAGAAGAACCGCCCAAACTTCCACCCGATGCAGCAACTTGAGGCACAAAACTGCCTTCTGCAAGTTTCTTGTTTATTTCAGCAGGCGTAAGAAGTTTAGGTGTAATGGCACCAGTATTACTTGTACTCACGCTTGTACTAGTGCCAAACCCAGCAGCAATAAGTTTCAGCTTAGCAATAGCCTCATCAAGGTTAGTAAGGTTGATTAAATCCTTAGGCACAATATCTTCAAGGATAGATTTAATGTCTTTTAGTTTTAGATCTTGACCAGTTAATGCGCCAAGGATTTTAAGGTCTGCATTAAGTTTGTTAGTTGCAGCAATGATTGACTGCTCATCCTTAGAAGCGATGGCATCCTCTAGAGCGATAATGTCCTGCTTAACTCGTAGTCGAGCAAGGTCTCCAGTAATGCCTAGAAGTTGGGCTTGTGATGTTGCCTTGCCTATTTGCTCGACTGCACTCTTCTCAGCTGCTAGGAGTTGGATCTTCTCCATGTCAAAGACATCTGTGCCCTTGCCAAGTGCCAGTTCTGCCTTAGCAATTGCAACCTTGCTCTTATCTGCAAGGACTTGCTTACTCTTTGCTTTGACTAATTCCTGATTGCGCTTCAGTGCTGCTGCTTCTAATTTAGCCAGTGCCTTCTGCTGTTGCACCTGTGTAAGGGTTAGTTTGTTTTCTTCCTGCTTAACAGTAGTTGGAAGATTGATGCCTATTTGCTTTCCAGCAAAGCCCGCAAAGATCTGGCTTGGAAGATTCTTTAAGTTCTTAATCAAAGTTGGAATGACACCGATAGTTCGACCAGAAGCAGCTGTTACCTTAGCCAGTGCTGTTGCAATAGACTCGATAACATAAGCGGCATCGCTGGCTTCTGTGCCTCCACCTATAGCAGCAAAGGCATCAACTAACCCTCCGCCAATGATTTCAGAAGCATTGCCTGTGGCAATACCTAAGACATCCATTTGATAAGCAGTTGATCCTAGATAGTCCTCGGCTGATCCAGCAGAACGCTTTAACAGAACTCCAAGGATCTGGTTAAAGGACATCGATGCAAGCTCTGCCTTGCTTAGACCTGAATTGTATTTAGTTAAACCTTTAGTAACTCCAACATAACCTTTAGCAAGGTCGTTAGTTACTGTGCCAAGATCAATGCCAGAGGCTCTGCTGATCGTAATGGCATCGTTGAGAAGTTTCTGAGACTGAGTCAATGATCCAGTGGTGGTAAGCAAACCCTGAAACGCTGGACGAAGAATGTCATCTGCAATGGCTGCTGACTTCTCTAACTTAGCAATGTAATCTGCAATCTCAGGATTAGCAAAGCCAATGCCTAAGTTCTCTACTGCTCTGTTAAGTCTGATTGCTGCTGCTTCATCTTGTGCAAAGGCTTTAACTGATGCTTTGCCATAAGCAATAATTGCTGAAGTGCCATAAGCCAGACCTACTGCCCCAGCTAGTTTCTTAACATTGCCAGTGAGTTTCTGTGTTGCTGTATCTGCTTGCTTAAAGGCTTTCTTGCCAGTGAACTCGGCTGCAATATCTATCTTTACATCTGCTGCCATTATCGTCCTCCTACTGACAAACCGCTACCGCTACCTTTAGCGACAACTTTCTCAAAGTTACTCTTAGAGTTTTCAATAGCCTTAATTACAGCTGCTGTGGTTCTACCCTGATCTTCTGCAAACGCTCTAAAGATTGCTCGACCTTTCATCTTCTGACTAGACCGACCTACTGCTCCTTCTTTACGAACATAAGCATTGACGATCTGACCACCCATTGCATCAATAAACTGTTGCCCTGCATAAGGGTTATTACTCTTCCCATAACCTTTACCTGTGCTGGTCATGTAACGCTCTTCTCCAGCACCTGTATCTTTTCTCATTGTAGGAATGACTACTTCACGCATCTTGGCTTGTGGTCTGCCTTGTGGATTCTTACGACCAGCAGTTTCATAGATTGCTCCAGCAGCTGAGGCATTCTGGATTCTCACTAGCGATCTAAAACCTGAACGATTAACCTTAGAAGGTGTTGTCTTATACCCAATACCACGCTTAGCATCGGCAGACGACCAGACACGATTAGCCCAAGAACCTTTCTGATTACTGTCTGCCCAACCACTTAACGGAGTTGATGAAGGAATAAATCCACGAGCCTTAGCAGTAATAGGCTTTAAGATCGCGCCTAGTTCTTTTTGTGTTTCTTTAGCCAGTTCTGGAGTAAAAGCCTTTAGAGCCTTACGGAGTTCAATGCCTCCCTTTACGCTTGCTGGCATCGCTCACCTCCTTGGCTTCATCTTTGAGACCTTGCATCAATGCATCTAGCATGGTCTTATCTAGTTCTAATAAGTGCTGTGGCGCGATTCCCAATCTAATGCTTAGCCTAGCAATTAGATAGGTGAATGGAAGATCGCGCTTTAAGCTAAAGGGTCTGAGTCCAACACCTCAACACTTTTAAGTGTCTCGATGAAGTCAATCCCGAATGGCTTAACAGATTCACCTGACCTGCGAGTGACTTCCCATGCCAACCAATAAACATCCGACTGCTTTTCCTCATCGCGGAAAGCCTTATGAAAACCCTTTTTAGCGTACTGCTCAAACGAATACTCCACTGCTGGAGTGATCTCGCCTTCTAACACGCTTCCATCTGTGCGAACGATCTTTAGTCTTGCCATGATTAGCCCCTTTGTTTAGTTGTTTAGAATGAACCTGTTGTGGCTACTGCAACTGTTGAGTTAGCAGTAAATGTGATTGACTGAGTACCAATATCGCCTACAGCACCATTGATGTCTGTGGTGTTGTTGACTAGCAATGAGACAGTGTACAGAGGGTTAGTAGCAGATACCGCTGTTCCCTTTGTCTGTAGGAATACTGCTGTGATTGTTGTACCCCATGCAGCTTGTAGTGTTGCCAATACATTTGCTGATGCTGTGTCGTTAAGGAAGTCGATTGTTACAGTAGATGATTCCAAGCCCTTAACGAACTTGTGTGCTGAGTCACCCATTGCAGTTACTTCGAGTTCATCGAATACGCGGTTGATTGTTACTGCTGTTACATGGTCGGAAAGATCAACGGAGTTAATCTTCACACCGACCAAGTTATTTAGAAATACAGCCATGAGATTATTCCTCGTCCTTCTTAGTAGTTACTGGCTTTGATGGTGTTGGTGCTACCTGTCCGATCTTGATCAGAAAGGCTTCGTTCTCTTTTTCCCAATCGGACATGCTTAACTCCAACTCGTTAGGATTGATACGGACATCTCGCAGCTGAG